TACTGCTAATTAGCTTTCAACCGATGTCTTACCAGATCGCCCTGATTTTTACAGAAAATTCCAAATCCGAAAGAGATTTGGGAAAAATGATCGATCACCTAGACTCTGAGCTATCCAGAGTCCCTGGTGTTGAAGTGAGTCAACTGGTCCTGGACCCTTCTAAGGTCTTCACCCCCTTGACAAGCTACGACCACCTTGTATTCTGTGGTTACGATCACACAACTCTGGCCTCCCTCCACTACTCCATGGAAGTAGTTTCTGAGAAGGTTAGGATCGTTATGTATGATGAGCCGGGAGCGTCTATTGATCGAGAGTTAAATTCCCTATTTTTCAGAGGAATTGATATGGGGAGGATACCCGGATCTTCTTCAACCCGAATCATTTACTCTTGGTCTTATAAAGATATCTTGGCCATATCTAGTCAAGACGTGTTAAAATTAAAGGATGGATCAGGACACCCTGGAGCAGTTAAAAAACCTGGCAAGTCTAAATCTCCCTCCCGATCTAGTTCGAGAAATACTAGAACACGACAAGTGGAAAGTCAGGGAGAGACACAGGCACGAGAGGGAGATGAAACTCCTAGAGATCCCGGAGAAGAGAAGACAGATACGTGATACCTTTAATCACGACACCTCATATGGTCAGTGTGGAGATGAGCATGAGGGACTAATAGCTAAGTCAGTGGTAACAGAGGGGGCATTAGCAATGTCCAAGAAGTTAGAAAATCCAGATAATCTCCCCCTTCCTCTGCTCTCTCTCCTCATTACCATATCTTGGTGTGGAGAAAGGGCAGCCAGGTGGCCCAAGGCCAAGGATAAAGACTCTCTGAACTTACTGGTCAACGACCTAAATCGAATGAGGAAAAAATATGGTGAAAGCACATTAGAGAGTTGCATGAGGCTTCTTTCTAAATCTCTAGACATATGGAATACATCTATTATTGAGGATATTCTGATCCCAGAAAGCCCTCTATATAAAGAGTTGCTTAAATCCTACCCATTTATAAATAGACAAAGTTTCGAAGAGTGCTATAATAGGCACAATGGCAATTTTGTCTCTGCAGCTCTACATATTTTACGTAAAGAGTTCAGAAACAATCCACCAACCGAGTTATCAGACGTTAAAGGCTGGAAACAGAGGTGGCAACAGTATCTACCGGAGTACTTAAAACTATGGCAAGAAGACCTCAAAGAGATAAAGAGAAGAGCGAAGGTGTAAATGTACTCACCAGTGCTGATTTTGGTGTTTACATAGAAGGTGCAGAAAAAACTATAGAAATGTATGAGAGGGGAGAGATAAGCAGAGAAGATCTGTACTCTACAATTCTAGATTTAGAGATTGTATATAAGAGCAAGGATTAAAAATTAGTTGAAAGCTAGGGAGAAGAGTGACTTATAGCCGTATGGCAGATGATACTACTGATAAGAAGCGTATTGTAAAAACAGGGTACAACGACCGCTTATACAACCTAGGACTAAGACAAGGTTCTTTAGCCGGATATGTAGGAGACCCTTACCAGTTTAACGGAACTCCGACCGTATCTGGCAACACTATTCTGGTCCGCAGAGACGACATCCTCATATCTGAAGCCGGAGGAGGTCCTCGGGCTGTAGAGCATTACATCCGGCTATTCAACGATAGCGCGGTTATCAGTGCTTGGGAAAAGTTAGTCGGTGAAATTATAGCCAGAAAGTGGGAAGTATTTCCTGCTTCTGATAGTGATAAAGACGAAGAAGTAGCTGAATTTGTTCGTCAATCGCTTTATCATATGGGTAGCAATAGCGTTCAGAGTCGTGGCCGTGACATGCTCGTTACGGCTAATTCGGGCTTTGATGCATTTATTCGTGGTATGTGCGAATCTTTGATCCTGGGGATCAGTATCGGAGAAATTTGCTGGGTAAGGCAGGGGTCCTATGTAGTACCTTCAGAGGTTAAAATAAGAGATCCTAGACGCTTTCAATTTGTACTTAATACGGACGGATCTGTAAGCCCCCGACTAGTTACTAATCAATCCCCTGTCGAGGGGTTGCCAATACCCCTTAGATCGATGATAATTCATCGTCATTGGGCTTACAGCAGCACGATGGACCCTTATGGTACGGGTCTAGGCAGACAAATCTATTCCTTAGTAGAGTTTCGCCGAACTCTAATGTCTTTCTGGCTCCAGTATGCCGATAAACACACTACTCCCACTGCGGTAGGTAAATTTACTCTAGGGACACCTGATAAAGAGGTGAACTCTCTATTCACCGCTTTGCAAAGGTTGGGTCAAGAGACTGCCATAACTATCCCGGACGAGATGAGTATAGAATTCCTTAAGCCTGAAGGCAGACCGGAGCTATACGAGAACTTGATTACATACATAGACCAGCAGATTAGTTTTCTTATAAACGGAGAAAATACGGTAGGACAGGATACTGGCAGTACCGGTTCATATGCTCGTGACTCTGTAGCTGACTCGGTTAGAATGAGAAAAGCAAAGAGTTTCTCAGAAGAACTCGACGAGACATTGAATGCCACGTTGATACGCTGGCTTACGGAGTTAAATTACCCCGGAGCATCGATACCCCGGATTCGCCGTAACTTTGACGACTTAGAGCAGAGAGAGGATCCCGTTAAGACTGTACAGATGCTAACTCAGCTTCAAGCTATCGGATACAGTGTTAGCGATCTTGACTGGATTAGGGATAAATTGGAAATCCCATCTCTCGAGAAGATGGATATGTCGGAGATGGGCATGCCAGGTATGGCTGAACAGCAGTCTATGGAGGCTGGAGAAAGTGACACACCGGTCTTGGGAGAGCGTGCTATCGGCCAGATGCTATCCAACCAGACACCCATATCCACTGAAAACCTCGACTTCACAGAATTCGATGAAGACGGCGATCTCAAAGATCAGACTACTCGGGATAAAGTTGCCAAGAGGATCTCAGAGCGGTTCTCGCAAGGAGGTATGGACGAGATTGGCTGGGAACGCCTTGCTACGGGGGTTAGCGACAGTGATGCGGAGACTTCTAGGGTAGTGATAGATGAATATACTAGCCCGGGTGATATTATTTTCGTTGCAAAACGACTCCTCGACGAGATCAGAACTATTCCTTTCCGCTTCTTGCCCCCCGAACATGACAAACTACGCCGAGATATGGTTGAATACGAGGGCGTATTACTAAAAGAGGAGCAGTTGTCTCCCGATCAGGTTAAAGATCTTATTAATACTTACTCTCTAGCTTATAGACTTAATAGGAAATTTATTCACAAGGAATGCGTTGTTTTAAATCCTGAAGAAACGGGCTATTGGTCTTATTTTTCACCTTACTTTATGTAATCTTCACTCAACGGGGGGTCAGGGTGTTGAAAGCTTTGTAGGACAACACATACAGTGATCTCTGACCATGATTCAAATACGTCCGGCCTCACAAAGCCAATTTTACGTCCAGGCTAGCCCTTGGTCCCATTACTTCACTTCATTCAGCGGTATTAAAGACACCGCTGCTACTGCTCAATACGCCGATGGCATCCGTCAGCGGGTCTACAATGTCAAAGGCCCCAAGACTCTTACAGAGATGACTATAGCCACCCCCTTCGACCCCATTCAGCACGCAGATATCCTAGACTTCTGGAAATCTCATGGCTGCGAATTCATCACTGTCACCGTCACCCCTGTGACCTGTGGCGAAGACCCTCAGCCCCTCGGCTCTAGAACCATTATTCTCCCTGATGCTCAACTGACTTCGGTAAACTTCGGCGCTGTGGATCGTACCAGTGGTAACCCCAGCACTGTAGAAGTCACCATGGTGTCTGATAACTTCCTCTATAACTGATAAGCCTCGTGGCCGCCAGATCGTTTAATGCGTTACCTCGAAGCTGTTTTACCCATGAACAGTTGCAAGCTTTGGCGGCTAAAGGGGTTACTGAGTCTGATCTTTCCGATCAGAGGTGTGTAGATAACACTTGTGGCAAGAGTGTTGAGGAGATATTGCAGAAATATCCTCGTTTTTATGACGAGAGGGCAGGAATATACACAGAGTGGAGAGACATCGACTTGCCATGGGACGAAGTAAACACTTTAGACGGTGTCTGGCAAGTAGCTGAGTATACAGACAGTAACAGTTATGTCGTCGGGGACGAGGTGGTACGGATTGAAGATGACGGCTATAAGCTCGTGGTCTACGTTGCCACCTCTAATGTTCCCGTGCCAGCGGGGAGCTTTAATCCGGCCCTGTGGTCGGAGATATGCCACATCAAGACATCTGAGCCTTTGGGGCTTCCTGAGGTATCAGAATTACTTGAAAGATACGAATACTACGACCCGAAAAAGTATCAGACCACATGGTCTGAGGCTGGAGAAGAGTGGAATGTAGACCTGAATAGCGATGAGTGGGGGGATTACAAGATCGAGAAACAGTATTTTTATCGAGCCTCTGACGTCGTTTTATATGACACCAGGTGTGAAACACATACCTACGCATATGTGGCTACTCAGGACATGCCAGCCGACAACGAATTGGTTGCGCCCGGACCCCCACCTGCCGATTAGTGGCAGAAACTTAACTGCGTTAAGAACGGTAAAGAGGATAAATGCAAGAAGAAAACGGTATGTGATCAGCCAAACC